GCGTTCCCTCCGATGTATTCCGGCAAAGGATAGTGCTTCACGCCTGCTGCATAGACCCGATAGTAGAACAACTGCTTGCCGAGGCGATTCTCCGGGTCGAATGCAGGAATCTTCTCGATGTCCCCGACCTTGGGGAAGAGTTGCATCATGTCGTCGTTGTACCAGTCCGCCACCTGAAACATCTTCTCCTCCTTGTCCACTCGGATTTTCTCGAACGGGACGTGTTCCATCTTGGCGATGGTCCCCAACTTGGACCAAGTAACTGCGACCGCAAAGCCATTGAAAATCTCTAAGTCCAAGACCAGTTTCTCGGTGATGTCGTTCAGGTCCTCGGTGCTTGACATTCCATCGAAAAACTTGATAAACCGGGCCTGCTGCTCTACGGTCAAGTCATCCCCTGCCTGCCATCCACCGCCCATGATGTAGTTTACTTTCCCATTCACGATAGCGTTGTGCTTGGACGACCTGCGATAGTTGTCAAGCAGGTAGTAGGGGTATTCGTTGGCAAAGCCGTAGGTGATGTATTTGCCGGAGCGGTTCTCCAGCATAACTGGCACTTTGTGTTCTATCCCCAACCATTGGGTAAAGTGTTGAGTAGATTTATTACTCATAGCGTGTGAGCATTAAAACTGATGGATATGATGTTAATCGTCCTAACACCATCAATTGAAGTTACATAGATTGAAAATTCATCATTGGTATTTGCTATCAAAAAGGTTTCCAAAACTACTTGATGGCCTCCGGTATGGGTCAAAGTAACTTGTGCTTCAGACGACCCGATTTGTACGTCATTTTTGTAAATAGCCCAAACGTAATCATCGTTATTTGCCCCCGAAAAAGTTAGATTTGCACTCACCCTAATTGCAGCGGATAGCGTCCCCGTGTAGGTGATTGATGGCCCCGCAATTGTTGCAACTCTCGAAAAGTTGTTGGTTGATAGAATGTTGTTGCCTGTTACAATCAGTAATTTGGTAGCAGTATTATTGGTCGTTACAAATGGCCTATCAGCAGCCGTAGCAACCGAAGCATAGCCACGCTCGATATCAAGCGTTGCGGTGTCTGCAAGGTCGTCGAATAGACCACCCACACGGGATGCGGTGTTCGCCCCGGCAGCGGTTTCGTTGGTGATGGTTAATGCACTCGCTTGGAGTTGGCTTCGTGTTTGTACGCTCATGCGAAGGATTGGTCAAAGGTTGAATCGAATACCCTCACGCTGGATGCGAGGAAGGTGTTGTAAGTGATCGTGTTTGCGTAGGTGTTAAAGCCTATCGTTGCGGTTTGTATAAATGCCAAGCCCGTTTCAACGACCGCCAAAGCAGCGGCAACCGTGCTATTGGTATCGTAAACTTCATACTTATACGAGCCTGTTTCAAGCGACCCCACGGTAAGCGAAAATTGGTCATAGCGGTTGGTATAGTTGGAAAGGTTTGCGGATTTCAGCAGGGTGTAGTCCGTCGTCGTGTTCTTGGCGATGCTCGTGAGTCGCAAGATGTAGCGGTCCCCGGTACTGGCTCGCTCGGTCCAAGTAACCGTCAGGATGTTGGTCGTGTCAGGGTTCAGGTAAAGCATCTGCTTGTAAATGTGCGATGCCCCCGAATTTCACAATTTGCGCCCAATCTGCCTGTATAGTTCGGCTCGCTTCTTGGCGGTTTCGGCTACATTGAACTGCTTCTTGATGTCCCTCGTGAGGTTGTCAGCCAAGCCTTTGCGAAGGTCGGGGTCAAGGATTAACTGCTTGATGTATTTGTACCAGTCCTTGGGTTTGTTGTAAGGCACAAGAAACCCGTTCTCCCCGTGCTTGATGACATCGGTGTAGGGGATGGTTTCGGATGCGATAATCGCCTTATTCATCCACCCTGCCTCGACCACCTTCAACTCGGATTTGAGTTTATTAAACTTGGTGTCCCGGAGCGGTGCAAGCGTTACGTTCACGAAGTTGTAGCCACCCACATAGGAGTAGATGTCAGCAGCCTGAATGCGTCCGTAGTTCGGGTTGTTCCCTTGGTCGCTTATGATTTTCTCGTAGCCCTCATATACCGGGTTGTTGTCGTTCCATCCTCCGAGGTAGAGGCGGTATTTGCCATCCAAGTTTGCGTCCCAGCGTAGTTTCTGCATCCCCTCACGGAGCAGTTCCATGTCCTCTCCATGCTGCGCACCTCCGAACCAACCGAACTTGACGAGGTGCTTGTCGGGTTCTTCCTCCGGGTTGGGAATGAACTGCTGATAGGCTTCGTAAGGCTCATTCTGCAAGATGCTCACATTCGCATTTAGAGGCCGTATGCGGGCAGCAAGATGCTCGGTGGTACAGGTAACCCAATCGGCTAATTTGATGTGCTTACGGATGACCTCTGCGAGTTTGGTTTGGTGATAGTGGCGGTACATGATGTGTCCGCTTTCAAGGACCCAGTAATCGTCCAAGTCAAGGATGACTTTCGCTCCGTATTGGGTCAGGGCTTTGTAGACGTTCTCCACCTGCTCCATCGTGCCTTGACACCACAAACGGCTGAACAGGAACAGGTCAATCGACTTCAAGCCCTCGTCGCTAATCGTGGTGATATTCTCGACGCACACATAGTCAAACTCCGGGTAGTTGTCGCCCAAGTATGCGTTCGGCATTTCAAGGCGATAGAAACTGCACCCGGTTGGATGGGCGTTGTAAACGATGCAAATCTTCATGGGGTAAAAATAAGAAGGGCAGCCATTGCTGACTGCCCCTCTCAAACCTCAGATGATGAAAACCTGATGCGAAGATACTACGAACCGAGTATCTGTGCAGTCGATGGTGAAAAGACTGTGGATGCAATTAGGAACATCGGGTCAGGTTCCATCCCGGTAAGCGTCAACTCGTAGCCACTTCTATCTCCGAAGGCAGTACCAGTTCCAGCGGTTCCAGCGGTTGCTTCCAAGCCGTTGGCAGAGCCTAACAACCAGTAGCGGTTGTTGTTGTCTTGGACGATGACGATGACACGGTTGCGGACCAGCAAGCGGAGTTCGTTGCGGACTGCGACTTGCAGTTTGTTGATCGTGAATGTTACTTCGGGGGTGTAATAAACCGAGCCGTTCTCGATGCTCGCATTCAAGGTTTCAGTCAAAGATGACGTAGCCTTGGTCAAGTCATACTCGAAGAACCCACCCGAAGCGTACCCAGTGAAGCCTGTTACCGCACCTGATAGGTTGGCATTGCAGGACCCCGTTGGGATGAAGGATTGGACATAAATTGTTTTGATGCCACCGACTGAATCTCGGCATCCAAGGGCGTAGCCAGTTGTTAAGGAGCAGGACATATGTGTATTTGGGGTTTAAGTTTCAAGGAACAAAAAGCAGGGGGAGGTTTCCCTCCCCCCTACACATTAGGTCAACTTGAAGTCAACAACCAAGTCGGGGTAAGCGATTTGGACACCTGCTTTGAAGGCTGCTTGGAAGCGGACTTCATCGTTGTCTTTGCTGAACCAGATTGAGAACTGTTCCTCGTCGCTCAACAAGTCGGTTCCGTAGAAGAAGTTGCCGAGGTAAGACGAAACGATGCGGTTTGTCCCGGTCAATCCGGGGACTGCAATGACACGGACATTCGTGCCGGGATACATGATGTCGCCATCCGCAAGTCCAGCCAAGTCAACTTGGTTGTACATGACGTTAGCGGTTGATTTGAACGCACCAAGCAACGTACGGAAATTGTCCCAACCACAGAAGATTACGAGGTCAGTCTTAGTCAAGATGGCCTGTGGGATTTGGTTGTAGATGCCGTCGAAGATGGCGATTGCGTTGCTTGTAGTGATACCAACGGACGCAGAAACCGCTCCTGTGTTACCGCTGATGGTAGAACCCGAAGCAGCGTTCAACAACTGGTTGACACCTGAAAAGTAGGTGTTGCCCTTCCAAATTGCGTTCTCCAAAGCCTCTGCGATACGGAGAGCCTTCTGCTCGGAGAAAGCCTGCTCGAAGGGAACACTCTCGTAGTTAGAGCCAGCGGTCAACTGGGTCTGCATCCAGTATTGTTCCAAAGAGCGAGGACACAAGGTTTCTTGAACCTTCATGCGTCCAACGGTGATATTCCGCTGGGTGAAGGCAGTCGTTCCTGAAGTGGTGTAACCGCAAGCATCACCGCTCTGCAATTGTGCATCGGTGTCCATGAGGTTGAGGGCAGCAGCAAACTTGATGCCCACCTGCTTGGTGAACAGGGCTGCTGAACGGGCCGAGAACACGGCCTTGGTGATGAGAGGGAGCCTCTCTTGGTCGGTGTAGGAGGTTAATCCTGTGAACGAATATGCCATTGTTAATGGGGGTTTAGGGGTTTAGTTTTTTTTGAGTGATTGGAGTGCTTGTGCGAGTGCGTTGAAGTTCTGCGAGGCTTGAGCCTTGCGTTGCTCGACGATTGCGGAACCGCTGGCTTTTGGGGCTTCGGCTGGGAGTTCGCTGACTTTCTCAACGATATCGGCCATGGTTTCAACCTGCGATGCGAATGCAGACATCTTCTCCTTCATCTTGCCCATCTCGGCATAGGCTGCCTTGAGTTCTTCCATGATGCCAGCAAGATGTTTGGCGACGATGGCCTCAACAACTTCGGGGGTCATTAGCGGATAAGCGTCCTTGATTTCTTCGGTAACCTCAACGGCTACTTCGGGGGTGATTTCAGCAGCAACAGGCAACGGCTCGATGACCGGGGTTGCTACTTCGGCAGCGATGACCTCGACGATTTTGCCTCCTTCGGTCTTGATAGTACCAACGCCCTCAACGACGTGCTCGCCATCGGGGGCAGGTAACGTGCCGTCTTCGGCAACAACGTAAACGGCAGTACCGGCAACGAGGTCCCCGTCAACACGGACAACCGTGCCATCGGTCAACTTGTAGTCAGCGAAGGACTGCTTTTGGGTGCTGAATTTGCGGAGTTCAGTCCGCAGGGATTCGATTGCGTTTTTCAGGTTCATAGTTGATTGGATTTGTAGGTGGGGGTTAATTGTTGCAAAAAAGCGGTTAATTCGTCAGCAAGGCCAGCGAGTGCGACCTCCAGTTC